GGGGCAACGTATTCTAGCTCTCCTTCACCTTTTGAAGCGGTGGTGGAGCACGTTGTGGCTGCTTTTGCCTTGTGGGAATGCTATATGCCATTGGCGGTGGGGCACGCCAATAAAACATATAAAAATCTTCCCCTGCGCTCATCCATTGTTGTGCTATAGTGTTCGTAGACACAACTGTTTGGGTTGGATATTGGTTGGCAGGGAGAGTCGAATTTCCCGCGGTTTCTACATATGGTACTGTTTGATTCCATGCGACTTCTTGTTGAAACAGCACTTCGGTTGCACATGATGTTATTACGTGTTGTCCTTGTGACAGCGTATAGGGATAATCTGATCTTCTTACTATCGTTTCTTGTCCCCCTGACGCTGCATTTTCTACTGCTGACACTACTCTTATGGTCCCTCGTTGATACCTAAAACAGTTGGCTAAAATTGGTAGCGCTATCTGTGATACGGCTTGTGTGTTGGGCCAATTGAATAATGTTTGAAAATCTAATGGATAGACTCTCCGCAATACATCAATTGCTCTTCCTGTTGTTTCTGATGTTGTATAGCCTGATTCCATGGTCAATGAACAATCGCATCCAATGGGCTTAAAATTTTCTGTGAATTTTTGCTCTACTGAACACTGACCTTGTGCTGTACGTACCTTTTTCTCCGTGTATTTTCGAAAAATAGATTCCGGTTCCTGTCCTATGACTTCGGAAAACTGTATATCTGGCCCTGCTGCCCGCCAGACTATCATATCTATTTGTGATGAAGCTCCTATTCCGGAAGGATTGTTAAGTAGCTCTATCAAAATATAAGGATACATACATTGCTGTTCATATCCCGGGCTAGATGCTATTCCTATGAACGTTCTTCGCCATACGGTGTTCCACAAGTAAGGAACTAGGAATGAGATTTCTGTTGAACCCTTCACTTCTATAATCTGTGATGGGAAATCTCCACCGATTGGTGAATATGCATCTGCCGCTATATGATAAGATATACGGAATCTAGCTACTGTAAAAGCATTTGTAATAAATTGAAAGTAGTAGCGTATCGAACCTCTCCAAAGGTAGTGGAAAGATGAAATTTTCATGAGTGGATCCATGTACAAGTTAACAACATCCGAAACTGGCTCTTGCGCGTTGAATGATCCATTGAATCCTGGATGGACGCCTATCATAACTGTGGAGGCGGACTCTGTCCAGGTAACCCAATGGTGCAGTGCTGGTTTCATTGCTATTTGGTTGACTGTGTGATCCGTAGACAAACATGTTTTATCGACTGGAGGTCGTGCTAAGTTTGACCCTGGATATAGTGAGAATCTGTTGGAGGAATCTAATCCTGCTCCGTGTGTCCAACCTACTGTTCCTTGGTTGGCCATTCTCATCGGAATTTTAGTATCCCGGGGCTTATCTAATATGTCTGCTACTGTTTTAACTGCCGTTGCTATTGTAGTGTATACGTCACCAATGACTGGTATACTTCTAAACAACGGGGCTAAAACGCCCGCGGTAGCTAACACCATCTGGCCTGTATCATTTTTCTTATGGGCTTCTGGCGTTATACCTTGCGGTGCTGTATTCGCTGGTGCTTCCATCGATTGCGCTTCTGCTGTTCTACGCGTTCGACTTGTAGCTGTGGGCACAGTATAGCCTGCAACTACTGGATTTTTAAATTGTGCGAATACCTGTAATGTGGCCGTGGTCGTGGATCCGGTCAAATTCGCTATTGGAACTAAGGGAGTGATGGCAAGATAACCTATTGCCGCTGCTTCTGTAGTTACTTCTTCTTGTGGTGTATTGACGTATAATTGTGGGGCCATCCAGTGGTGTTCTATCTCAACTGAATCGGAAGTTGAAATATTCATTGTTACTGGAGAGTACTGGGAGTACTCTATTAGGGCTAAGTTAGGCGCATACAAAACGTCATGCACGAACGACACCAAAACCATTCCTTGTTGGTATACTGTTGAACTCAATTTTAACATTATTCTTATATCGGAATGGAAATAATAGAACGTTGACAATGCTTGTTTAATGGCTTCAATTTCAAACAATACTCCAGGAAATGCCAGGAGGGATCCTGTCCATTCGGGAGTTATACTTATTGTAGATACCAAGTATTGTCGCGTTAAAATTTTGTTCGGGGTTTGATCGGGATAAGGGTTTGCCGCTTTCGAGTTGAAAGGTGCGCCACAGAAGTCGATTAGTGCTATTTCTCGATCTTTCTGACACGTTAGGTTACGTTTCGTATCAACTTCTGGGTGTTGGATAGTGTCCAACTCACTTTTATTGGATTGTGTTGTTTCGGCAGTCCTGTTGCATTGGCAGCCTTGGACTCTGGGGCTACCTGCTGTGGAAGTATTCTCCAGGCTAAGCTTTAGGTTCCTTCAGTGAAGCTTCTCCACTTCATAGAAGGCGATAATTAGCCATTGTCGATTTGCTAGATCGGCAACAATCCGGTATTTATAAGGCCCTCCGGAGGGCACTGCTACGTTATGAATCAAATATTGCGTTGTGCAACGATTGGTAGGACTTCTCAAACGTCCATCCAGGAATCATTGTACGCATATATTTTGTAAGAAACGAACGTTGTTTTTCGTATTCTTCTTCTCCATAATATGAGTATTCAACCAGTGCAGTTGATACTATTTGTGACATCAGTTGTTCTTTGGTTAAACCTTCTGAAACTGACGACGAATCATACCATAAAAGCATTGATTCGATTGAATCTCGATTGAGTATAGGCTTAATTAAAGCCTTTTCGTAACGGAACCCTCGCTGCAAGAACTGACAAGCTCCGTAAGTCCAATCATCCATGAACAATGGCAAGTTTTTCGGAATATCTTTTCCATCTTTAGTTATTGTTGTTTTCTTTATTCCAAAAAATTGTGTGCACATTTGTGCACTAACCTGGCCATCCCATCGTTCATAAGATGGTTGCGTTGAATTCGACAGATCATCTCCAAATGTTGCTAATGCGTTAGCTAGATCAAAGTCGACATCTGGGTATACAATGTACCAGCAAAATCTTATCATAAATGAATTTAACATGGAGTTCAATACAGCCGTTGCATAACAGCCGGAAGGCATTCCCAAATTTTTATAAAGTGCACGACCTATAATTAAATAGTGGCACAAAGTTGAAATAATAACTGCCCTAAGGCGTTTAAATCTGGGATCTTCAATTGTCCATCCTTTTTGACGACGAACGTAATCGGCCATTAATGAACCAAACCATATCACAAAATTCATATCCCATGCTTCAGCATCTGTGCAATCTACTTTAGAATCTTTACTTAATAATTTCATGCACAATGCTGTCCAATCATAGGATTGTGGGGTAATTCCCACATAAACATCTCCCTTGCCTCCATGATTCAAAACTTGTTCAAACAAGCGGGCTAAGGAAACTTTGGATCTTAACAAATGAACTTTAGAAGCGTTCGCGAAAATTCGTGGCTTCCACTCCTTTCCTTTAGGCTTTGTTTCGTATTTTAAAGTGCCTATACAAAAAAGGGGCGGAATTCTATCTTCCAGTACTTCTTGCTGTTCATGATCAAACCATTCTTTAAGATCGGGGTGGATGGTTCTCCCCGAATTTACATCCTTGGGATCTTTAAAAGGAAACAACTTTTCAGTCGTTATCCCCCGTTCAGAAAATCCCACGGAAGAAGATGCAGATACATCTATTGCGTGAATATGTAGGGATTCAGGATCCCCATTTATAGCTTCATCCAAGGTCAATTCTGTCACTGCTTCCCAATCGAAATTTTCGTGAAAACATCCTTTAAAACATTTGTCCAACATTTCATCTGTTAATGATACCTTTGGTGGACACTTGCGTTTCGCAAAGCGAGTAACCGCATTTTTCAAAGGGTGTTGCATAACACCGTTTTCATCTTTTCCGGGTGCCAAACGGGTCGGCACTTTCGTTATCTTATAGGGATTGGGATAATATTGGCCTTCGTAACGAAAGCCTTCTTGTAAAGGACTCGGGACAATTGGATTTTTGGATGGCATATAAAAATTCTTATTCATTTCTCCTACTTGCCTCAATCCAGGAATGGGAGACGTTACTTTCGTTTCATCCACCTCCAGACCTGTACATTTTGGAAACCAAAAATCTGATTCACTCAATTGTCCATCTGCTTTTGTCAAAAATGACAAATCTTCTTTAAAAATAGGAACAAAAAATGAGCTTGTGGAATTTCCTGCATTGTGTATTCCAATCAAACTTTTAGGATCAGAGTCCGAATTTGATGCATAAGGTAGGCCGCAATAACCTTTCTGCCCAAGAAGTCCACGGACTTCATAACCATCAATTACCTTCAAATTAACATTTTCTAATTCTAATGGTTCATTGGGGCCAAAGTGTTGTGCCTTGCCTGCTGTTTCAAGCCAATATTGTTCATTCTCCTGTGGCCGGATTCGCACTACTTCTCGATAAGTAGTTTTCCTCTCTTCTTTTGTTTTCATATGCTTGGTTAGGTCCTTAAACATATCGATCTCTCCAGGTGCAAATTGAATATAAACTAAATCTCTTCCTGGCATTCGGTGAAGTTGAAGATCTTCTCTCCGAATTACGATTTCATGGCCTCCTTCGGATACACAATCAATTAAATCAATTGATGTAAAATTTTCCGGAACGGCATGTCCTGCTGCTGCTGCAACATATCCAGAAACAAAAAACAAGTAGCTTCTCATTGGTACTAAATTAGGTCGATTAAATGCTACTGCAATAATATTGTTTCTAAATTTGGCCGCTTTTTGATCAGCAAAGCCTTGTCCCTTTGCTCTCCGAAGAATTCGTTTTGTACGCTTGTCTTGTAATTTCTTCTGATAGCCATGGGGATCGCTCTCTCCTGTTGCAACATTTGGAAAGAAATGAGTAATAAAATACTTAACAATAGCCACTACTAAAATCACGACTATTGCTGCCGCCAATAGAATTTTAAGTCCCTTAACAATTGCCTTAAGCTTCAAATATCCAGCATGTTGCGGCCAGTCTTTGATGTCTTTCTCATCTAAGAGCTTGTAGGAATCAGGGGCTTCTCCGTTTCCGGGAACCCTTTTAAAGTAAACTTGACGCACTCTTGCTCCATCGGACTCATACCATAAATTTGTATCGTTAAAATTATGTTTTGCTTGGTCCGAACGTCCAATTAGGAAGGTCGCTGGTTCCATCACAGTATCTTGAAGTGCTAAATAACTGGCCATTACAGTTGCCATAGGGCGAACATTAATGAACCACTTAAGTCTACCATCTGTTTCATCTTTGACTACGATAGTGCCTGTAGCCATTAACCAAATTCCGGCATTAATGTCCTTAAGCTTTGTAAACCACCGTATGGCCTGATGAACCTTATTAATATATTCAGATGGATAAGTAAATCCGTCCACATCCAAAGATGCATCTGGTGAAAAACAATTCCAAACTGTGTGAAAATAAGTTGAAAATGAAAAGGGGGGCTTCAAAGTCAATGTTGGTGGCAACATCATATGGGGTGCCCATGAAATCAATTTGCATTTTCCTGGATTGCAAACATAAGCGCTACAAGTTTTACAAAAATTCGGCATATTAGCCGTAGTGTGATCTCCATTTCCGCACATTCCACATGTAACAAACATGTGATGTTTGTTTGAAGGGGAGGAATGTTCGGGGCATACTGGGGAGGCTCCATCCCAGTCACTAGCGGGTAGTTCACACACTGAACATCTTGCTGGTCCATATCTAGGTTCTTTACATGTACATTGTACTGCAAATACGGCAGTAGTACATTTTCCTTTCGGACGATCAGTATCGGTATAAATAGGCTTTTTCCAGGCGGACTCAGTCCATGGCCTGTAAGTCCCTGTTTTACCAAGGGCTACTTTAATATTGTGCATCGTAGAACGAAGAACTCCATTAATTGTTGTATAATCTTGAGCTTGTGGTTTCTCTGTTCCATCCATTTGAGCTTGCGCCTTCTTTTTCTTATCTTCAGAATATTGTTTTGGATACAATGCTTTAAAGTGTGGAACTAATTTAGGATGCATTTCTACACCCACGGTTTCCGAGCCGTTAAAGAACTGAACTGTGACTTTTTCAGTCCACTCGGGATAAATTAAACCGTCCTTGTCCATCCTTGACGCAAAATAACTGCCTGCAAAAATGTGATCTGGAAGCATAAATGTCCAGTCAGTTACTGTCCAGTCTTGTGGCGACATTTCATCTGGTTCTTCGAAAGTCACTAGTTGTTGATCAAGAAAATTGTCAATTTCATCCATGTTCTTATAATCTTCTTCTGTATACTGGTCCTCTAAGGAATCTATGTACTCTTCTCGACAAACATCTCTTGGATCTACTGGCGGTTTAAATTTTTTCTCTGACGTAGTCAAATCAACATTAAATTCATCCTGCGTTTTGTCTTTGAGTAACGTCTTAACTTCCTCCTTAACTATTGGCGTTTTAATTGCCCATGCTTTCGGCGGAATACGACTATTACGCGATGGCACTGGGGGCTTTGGCGGATCGGGTTTAACGGGAGGGGCCGGCGCAGGAGTCATTACTTTTGGTTTGAACGGCTTCGACTGCGGATTAAACATGAGTGAGTTGCCCATAGAATTTACCAGGGCTGGAGTAGTGCCTACTATAGTAGTTGTAGGCGGGAATACGCCAGTTCCTGGATCCGGCGGCAAATTGTTTTGTAGTGGCGGAACATTGTTGTTTGCCGGCGGAATATTCGGCTGGGGGGGAGGCACATTTGGAGGTGCCGGAGGAATTTGCGGTCCCTGCTGAACTAAAGGAGGAGGGCGTCCTTGGGCCATATTGTACAAAGTATCAATGTTAAATGCCTGGTTGGACATAGCATGCCTTTTCTGCATTTCAGCAAACATTGCATTTGCCATTTGGCCAAAATCCCATTGTTTATTCTGGTTACGGACCCAAGCTCCATTAATTCTTTCTATTGGCTCAAAATAAAGGCACTGAGCTATATGATTAGTAGCTTCATCTAGTGCCGTGTTGTGTGCCGTACATTTGCCGTACACATCTGCTCCTTGCCGAAGTCCCACATAAATTGGAAAGTGGAACCTTCGATAAAGGGCATTTGGATCTGTTATTCCCAAATCAGTGGGGAATGGGGAATGGAATGGTCTATTACACGTCAAAAATATGTATTTCGAATTGAAATATGTATCCGCTTTGTCCGTAGTTTTGGACATGTGAAGCTGATATGGCGCTCTGTTAACTAGAGAAATAAATGCGTCTGCTAAAATTGCTCTTGTATTTGGGTCCGCGTTTTGAAACGCATCATCCATACAAACATATTTTTGGCCTACATATCCGTCCCAAAATTCGTTTTCTTGCTTACGATTAAATAACATTGAACTATCAAATGTCTCATTTTCTACTTTGGAGGCAAACATTCGTGAAAAAATTTCTATTAGGGAAGTCTTTGACGCTCCCGGCATTCCTGTCATATAAATTACGAACGGTTCCGCTCGCATTGTTTTTCCTTGTACTATGGCAGATGCCATATCTTTAACTTTCTCATACGACTTAATCGCAAAAGAAATTCTTGCCAAAAGTTCATTGTCGTGCTTACTTGCTACAGCAATTCGATGTAATTCAGAGTGTGCCTTGAATATCGCTTCTGCCATAGCAACTGGCATGGGAGACGGAGCATTGGAACATAGTTGAGTGTATTCTTTAAGGGCCTTTTCATTGTCCATTTTAATCTTTGTGGAATCAAATAATGGTTGACCTGAAAAGAATGTATAAATCGATTCTATAATAGAAGGAACAGCTTTCGCAATTCGCTCTAAAAGAACCCATAAAGAATTTACAGTTCCAATTTTTGTTGCTACTGATGCTTGAACTACATGATCAGGAGCATCCAACTTGAAAAAAGTAGAAAAGAACACCTTTACAGATTCTGCAAAGGTACGTGTAACAGATTCTCCAACCTGGCCGTGTGCTCTACGATTG